GATCCGAGTAGTAGTGATATCAGGGAATTCGGTCAACTGCTGCCAAGTAAACAACTCCAGTTGATAATTGGTCAGCAGCCCTGGCCATAGGTTGATTTGCGCTGCCCCGTTAGGTGCCCGATAGGACCTGTCGTAGTACATCTGGAGCGGAATCGCGAAGGGCAGATTCTGCACCCGGATGTTCGCCCAGATGTCTACATTAACTATTTCTAATGGAACACGCACCACAGGCGAGAACGTGTTCAGAATGATGTTGGCGTCCTGAATGTTGGTTGGCCGCAGGGCATCAAAGTTCGGTGGTGCCGATCCAGGCCCAATCAGGTATTGCTGCTGGCCGGCCACCAAGGGATAGATATCAGCCCTGATCGAGAACACCAGCAGCCCATCCAAGAGCCACTGATCGAGCATCAGGTTGCATTGGTAGAACGCATCCGTCAGCGCATCGGGACTTGGCGATTGTCCCGGCCTCAGGCATCCGATATCCCGAAACGCCTGATAAGCAATCTGTGAGAATAGCTGAATCATGGATGTTCTACGTAGTCAACAAAGAAGAAATTTTCTCTACGTTCGAATTGAGCCACCGATTCGGCCATTGCGGGGAATATGATGGTACGCACAAATTCCTCCCACAAGATCCTGTCATCTAGGCTCATGTCTTTGGTGGCAGACATTCTTCAGGCCTCATGCGGCATAAGTGGAGTCGGCGGATTGGTGGCCGAACCGGTCTGCCCTGCCGGTGGTGGTGGGCCTTCCATCTCGGCATTCAGGTTTCTGACTCTGGCTAGCGCATCCTCGTAGTTGTGAACCAGGGTTTCGCTGGGAGTCATGTTGTACCGCGATGCGCTTTCGATCGCCAGCCCAAGTACGATCAGGCGCTCGTAACCGGGCAGCATGACCAGAGGAGTAGTGGCATCGGCAAACTGCGTCAGCGGTGTGTACGTAATCAATTGCATGGTGCCCCCGTATGGCCGAGGGCTGCAATAGATCGAACCATTCGGAAAGCCCCGGTCGTAGCCGATCGCCTTCACAAACAGCGAGGTGCTTTCCCGATCGGGGATTTGATAGAACTGTTCCATCGCCAGCACGGCAACCGGATTCGCCCCAAAGGCCCCATAGGCCTGAATCTCATGGGATGCCGCGACCACCTTCATAGGCCTGGGGCTGAGCACGTAGGCTTCGATTCCGGATACCATCGGAATCGTTGACACCACCTCACTAAGAACCATCACCCCCTCACTCGACCAGTTGTCGATCATGTTGTTGGCATCGAACAGGCCATCTGTGATCTGCTGAGCGGAGAGGCCCTCGCCGGAATCCAGCAAGCCCAATTGGGCCGCCGCCTGCGTGATGGCCGCTGTGAGAGTCAAGCTCATGGACTACGCCGCGGGCTGTTTGGATTTCTTGTCCGCTACCCGCTGTGCCTCTTCCAACGCGCCGCGTAGCCGTTCGATCTGCGCGTTGAGATCTTCCTGCTCCATCTGATCGGGCAGTGGCGGCAGATCAGCAATGGCGTGTTTCCAGTGGCTCGTGCCAGGCGCTTCCTTAATGCCCTTCAGTGCCGCCTCTTCCTCGCGGGATTTGACCACCTTCTCTTCAACGAATTCAGTCTTCGAGTAGCGATCGCCGAAGTTGCGCCGATACATCATCTTCGGGAATTCTCGGAAGATATAGCTGGGCTGATAGCCAAGCCGCTGGAGCTCAATCTCCTGCTCAACGGTGTCGCACAACACCGGATCCAAAGAGGCGTGGTACAGCTCCTTCGGATAACCGTTGTTCTTGGCTCGCATCATCCGCACCGCATTGATGGCCAGGACCTCTGGATTCTTCATGCGGGGGTCGCGCTTGGTCAAGATCGCCTTGACCTGCTCCATGTTGGGTTCGTCGTCGAAGCGCGGCATTAGAGCTTTTTCTCCTCAGCCGGCTTAGTAATCGGCTTGAATACTTCCTTGGGTTCCACGTAATCCACCGAATAGCCCTCAGCCAAGTACTTTGCCTCGTCTTCAACATTCGAGACCATCACCGGGGGCTTGTCCTTGTGGAACAGCGATACCGGCCCGCGTGCAAACTTGCTGGTGGGGTACTGGGTGCTCCCCGCCACTAGTCCATGTGACATATTTTCTCCTTAAGGTGGGGGCCCGAGGAGTCTGTTACCCGAACCCCCTGTTGGTTGCGACTAGAGCGATTTTACCATCAATACACGATCATTAAAGGCCCGATGGCCGTAGTGAATGTGGTTGATGGCGTGGCCAGCGGTAGAATCGTCCCGAAAGCGCCGCCGGTCTGTACGCCGGTCGCATAATTCGGCGGGGCGCCGCCAGTCGCATAAGCCTGGAAGGTATCGGCTGTGCCGTTGCCTTGCAAGCCGATGTAGTAGGTTCCCGGCCCCGTGATGTTTACCGGTGTCACCCAGGCGATGCACTGGTACTTAGAGTTGGTAGCGGTGTTGGTGCCAGCCAGTGCTGTAGTGGCTAGCAGATTTCCCGCGGAGTCCCACAAGGCGTAAATTACCTTATCGGTACCAACGGTGCCGTTGAGATCACAGGCACCCGTAGAGGTCATCGTAGTGCCGGCGAATAGCTGGCTGTACCAGAGCTTCCCACTCACGTCGGTAAACGTGGTGGTCGCAATGGCGCTAGGCATATCCAGCGTGCTGAAGGCGGTAAAGGGCTGCGCGCCAGAAGTTTGGCTCATCCCGGCAGACCATACGCCCCCGAGACAGTACCAAGCTACGCCGGCGTCCTGGTGGTTCGGATTGACTCCGGTCACGATTACGGGCAAAGAATACTGCGATGTTGCCACGCACGTGCCCACAGGAGCCAACGGGGTGAACACCCCGGTAAATGGACGGGAGCTGTCTCCCGAACCCGTGGCGGCGTTGCCAACCCACACCAAAGCACCAGAGGCGTGGCCTGCCCGGGCCGTGCCGAGTTGCCCGCCTTTGGCCTTGAAGCAGGTGGCCGAGGTGCCGGTGCCCGTTACCTGGAACGCTTCCTTGTCAATCATCAGGTAGGTTCCGGTCGCCGAAATGCTGGTTGCGTTGATGTTGGTGGCGCTGGCAACGCACACCTGATAGGGATTCGCGCCTGCCGCAATGGCCGCGCTTGTGGTCGTGCTGGTTGTGGTCAACTGCGCGAAGGCGCCGCAAGTCCCGAGGATCAGCACCGCAGAGAGTTTCAAGAGGTTCTTCATATAGATTCTCCTTATCGTAGCCCTGAATTAGGAGCCGGCGATTCGGACACCTCCTTCCATGTAGAGAGGCGCAATGCCGTAGTACACATCAGAACGGTTCACCCACTGATCGCGGTAGCCGTCCCAGACCCTGGCGAATCGAAGCGATACGCCCAACTCCTGGGAGTGATCCTCGAAGGCCATGTCGACGCCTTCGGGCACATCACCGGGGAACGACACAAACGCGTAGGCTTCCTTGGTCCAGAGCAAGCCCTGAACGGTCGAGACGCCCGAGAGCGCGGATTGCGAAGCGCTGGCCACGTTGTAGACGTTGATCGCCATATTGGCCGTGGGGCTGATCGTGACGTTCTGGAACTGTCCAGACGGAACGATCGCGGGCAGGATGGTCAGAGTTGACAGGCCGGTACCGTTTGAGGCCGCCGGAGCCTGAACCACGAATTGCTGGAGCGAGCCGGTGCTGGTACGGTTCTGCGGATTGACCGCATAAACACCGGCACCACCGCTGAGCGAGCCGAACGAAATGATGTCGCCCACGTTCAGCAGTGTTGCGATGTTGTTGGACCAGCCGCTGGTGTTGATACTGCTGCCGGTCTGGCCGGCGCCGGCCACTACGCCAGTTCCGCCCAATGTCCCGATCACCTGGGTGGGGGTGTTCTGATCGAGAAACCATCGCATTCCCAGGGCATTATCGACCTGTCCTGTCTTCCACTGCTTACCGATCCAATCCTGCGGGTTGAACCATTGCTTTGCGTAGGTCATCCACCCGGTACGCATAAGTGGCGTAATCGCCAAGCAGCGCTTGTCGCCCTTCATCGGAAAGCCCATTTCGTCCAGCTTCTGCATGGCGCTGGTGTAGATGAAGAACGAATCCGAGTTATTTAGTCCAGGAGTTGTTCCCACTGATCCCACAAAATTGGCCGTGTTTTGCATGGCGATGAGCGCCGCGCGGAAGTCTAGCTTGTTGCCCAATGAAATCATCGCGGGTTCGAGGATTCGCGCCCGGAAGTTGTCCATACTGAGCTTCTTCTCAGCAGTGCTGAACTCGAAGTCAACACCGGACTGCTGGTTGATGGTGACGGGCACCTGCGTGTCGGTGATGCCTTCCGGCGAATAGGCTTGACCGTCGCGCCCAATGTAGCGTGGGGGTTTACGAACGTAGATCGTATCGCCGATCTTGCCGCCCGCTTTTCCGAACTCTTGATCTAAATCACGGTAGAAGTTGGGAAGAATGACGCAGTTGTTCTCTAAGATCTCCAACGACTCCCAGGTAACTTCCTGGCGAGTCAGGAATTGATTGGCCATGCATCCTCCTGGATGCAAGCCCGCTGGTTAGGGCTTTAGGCTGTGCGCCTAATTTGGCCGGCTGGCTTGCCGCGCTCGCCTGTACTCTTCCCGGCTGTTCGCTTGGGAAGGATCGGGCGGTGGGGCTGGCGACGTCCCGTTGAGTACGCGGGGCGGAGCTGGAGTCCTGCCGACAATAATAGGACGCGGTGCTACGGTTCCAGGAGTGGTGGGTGGTTCAGGCGTGAGGTTCTGCTTAGCGAGCGTGACCGCAAGATAGGCAATTTCGCCGATCTGTTGGCCGTGGGGCAGTTCAGCAATTCTTCGAAGCTCCGCAGGCTCTTCGGCAAGATGGTACAGCACGTCGTCCCAATTGGGGTAATTCTCAAGAGCAAATCGCGCAACCCCATTCGCCAGGGTTCTACCCTGTGCGTCTGCCGCTGCCAATTTAGACTTGAAATCGGGGCGCTTTGCTTCCGCTGCCAGGACCTTCTGATTAAGGGATATTAATTGTTGCTGCTGTTCCCTCTCAGCCGTGGCCTTGACATTCTGCCGCTTTTGCCAATCCTCCAGATGAAGATCGAACCTATCGTTAAGCTCCTCATAGGTTTCGGTGGGGTACTGCTTGGCCACCGTTTCCATGAAGTCCTTACGCTTTGGTCTGGGATCATCTGCCGGTTTGGGTGCTTCGGGCTGAGGCGCTGGCTGCGCGGTCACTACAGGCTGCGCCTGCGGTTTCCTTGCTTCCTCCAGTTCGTGCCTCAACCGTGCTTCGTTTGCTGTAAGCTCAGCTATCCGAGCTTCTGCCGTTTTGTCTCGCCGCGGCTTCTCAGCCTTTGGCTCCTGTAATGTAGCGGGTCCCGTGGCCGCTGGGGCAGTTTTGTCAGACTTCGACTCGGGGGCTTCTGGCGCTTCATGCTCTTCGGGCTGCGTCTGTTCGGGTACGGTAGACGATGCCGTGCCGCCTTTTCGGATTGCTTTGTATTCAGCAAAGTTATCCGCTTCAGCGGGTGCCTTCGGAGTTTCTGTGACAGTAGCCATTTGGTTAACGGCTGTTTCTCGCCCAGCCGGGGGCTTCAGACCTAGTATAGTACGAATCCTATCAATCATAATGGACCGATCTGGCCAATGTTGGCCGTAGCGCAGCTTGGGTAGAACCATTGGTTCACCGGATCGTAGCCGCCGCCGGCGCACGCCACCTTCTGGTTAGCAGGCTTCGGGTATATGTCCCACGCGGTAAAGTCGCTCAGGCTCTTGGTCGCATGGTGCCGCGCCATGAAGTTTCCGAAGTCGGCCAGCATCCCTACGATCGGGTCGGCCGTGTTGTGGATGTTCAGCCAGCCGAACTGGAAGCCGCCAATCCCCAGGAAATCGCTCGTGGCATTGCTGGAAAAGGTGTTGGTTGAAGTATAGACCGGTGCAGGCGTCATGCCGTTCACCGCAAGGTTCCCGAGGTCGAACATTTCCCAGGTCTGACTAGAATTCAGCGCGTTGGTGGCCGTCAGGGTCCCGCCGCATACCTGCGTCGTCTGAGCCGAGACTGAACACGTTGCCACCGGTACCCGAATCACGTTGCTCTGTAGGATCTTGCCGGCCTGCGTGACACAGTCCTGTTGGCACTGGCCGAACGGGAACAGATACATATACTCCTGCGTCCCCACCCAGACCATCTGGCCGCCCACGTAGTAGCCGTTGAACTGCACCTGTCCCACGTTGCCATTGCCGGTCACTTGGGGATTGCCAGGAGTGTTGAGAGAAGCCAGCAACATGGCCTTGTAGTGCCCCAGCCCGCTGAAGCTCTGGGTGGTATCGTAACTGATCATCGGGGCACCCGAGGTCGGAATCAGGTAAATGAACTTGCCGCCATCGTACAGAATGCTGAGATACCCGCAGGCGTTCTGGCCGCCGATCTGCCGGAGGTCGAACGGCGTGAAGTTGGCGATATCGAACTGCGCCGGCCACGCACCGCCGCCCTGGTTATACTGCACCAGCATCGGGTTGCAGAAGATGCCGCCGTGAGTCGGCGCGAAGTATTCCATACCGTGAACGGAGTCGAACACCCCGCCGCACCAGCCGTACTGACTGCCCCAAGCACCACCCTTGGCCGGCAGTGGCGTCTGTGTATAGTTGGCGCTGTTGGTGAAGATGCTCGTGGCCCCGCCGCCGCCCGTCGTCATGGCCGAGCTGCCCAGCGAATTGAATGAAGCGAAGTTTCCGCTCTGGTTGGTGGCTCCCGGCATCAGGGTATAGATGCCGTTATTGTCCAGCACCGCCTGACAGGTGAAGCCTACATTGTTCGCGTCCAGGGTCGTCAGGTCGAACCAGGACCAATTGGCGTTGCATTGAGATTGGCCGACACACTGAAACGTGGTCCCAACGTAAGCCGTCAGCGTGCCTTGATTGATGACGCCAGCCCTGAAGGGAATGAAGGCATTGCCGGCGCCGGCCACGTAGAAGCCGCCCTGCGTGCCGACTGCGGCCCCGCCACCGGACACCGTTGGAAAGCTGGTGCCCATCGCGCCAGTGCCCGTGGTGCTCCGATTCGGCGTGATCTCGTTGCACGTCCCCAAGGCCAGCAGGTTGAACTGCGATTGCCCGTTGGGCAGGAACGTGGCCGGGACTGGGTTTGGGCATTGGGCAAAGCAATAGGCCGAAGCGAAAGTAAAGAATGCAAAGAAAGTCTTTACAAAATGGCTAATCATAACTGGAAATTGAACTTTCGTATCAGAGTTGGCCCCGAATTCACTTGATCGAGGCACCCCAGCGTCGCCCAAAAGAAGTGTCCGCTAAGGCCATTTATCTGCACGTTATACGTGGGAGTCACGCCGCCAGGATCAGCAGAGCCTACCGGGGAAGACATATTCTCATTGGGGCTCACCGTAACGGTGCATTGTGGTGCCCCGATCGGGGCCTGGTAGGAGATCAGCACCGAAGTGTTCGATACTCGCGTGATTGAGCTTACCCGAAAGCGCAGGTTCGGGTTGCTCGTGCCCGCGATGGTGTTAGCCGTAAAACCGTAGACCGTGGGGAGATCCGCGCCGGGGTCCGTGCCATCGGTGGCCTTGCCCTTGCAGGACTGCGGTGCCGCGGGG